CGAAGAGTTGTAGTGTGTTTTTTTATTTTTTATTTTTTATTTTTTATTTTTTATTTTTTATTTTTTATTTTTTATTTTTTATTTTTTATTTTTTATTTTTTATTTTTTATTTTGGTTTGCGATAATGGATTGAATGGCTTGTTGATTTTTTGCATTGTCTTGTGTATTTTTTGCCACGGTTGGCAAAAGTCCTAAAACGGTTGCTTGCATGGAATCAATTGTTTTTCCGAGCTGGTCGATTTTTGAGGTGTATCTTCCAACGGTGACTCCAAGGTCGTCGGAAGATCCGCTGCCTCCGCCTGCATCTGCTGCACCTGTACCTGTGGTTAATCCTTCAATCAGCGGTGACTTAGAAGACAACTCAAATAACATAATGGAAATAAGTAAAAATATGAATAAAAATAAGATTAATTTAGAAAACATAAACTTCTTTTTATATAAAATAATGTTATAAAAATTATTTTATATTGTTTCATTATAAATTTATATCGTTTAATAACACTTTTTTTTATTTATAATGTGTAATTATTATGTAATTATGATTTTTTAGAATTATGCAAAAGAAATGAAAAAATAGTTCTCATCGATTCACCAGTTCCTCCATATTGTCTTGTATTCGTAGCATTTTTAAGAAGAGCTACACCAGCAATATCTAAATGTATCCATTTTACATTTTTAGGAATAAAGTGCGATAAAAATGCTGCACCCATAATTGTTCCAGCACTTATTTCATAACTAATATTTTTATAATCTGCAACATTTGATTTTGTTAACCTTATGTATTCGTCCCACAGTGGTAACTGCCATAATTTTTCATAATTTAATTTACCTTCATCTATTATTTTTTTGATATCGGTATTAGCATTTGTATTTCCAATAACAACTGTTGATAGTCCACCAAATGTAGTTACAGCTGCACCTGTTAATGTTGCAACATCGATACATAGTTTTGGATTAAATTTTTTAGAATAGGATAACGCATCAGCTAATATTAATCTTCCTTCAGCATCAGTGTTTAAAATTTCTACGGTTTTTTTATTGTATGCCGTTACAACATTTCCTGGAAGAGTCGCAAATTCATTAATTTTATTTTCTACAATTGCTAGTAGTCCAACGTACCGTCCTTTTACTTTAAAGTGACTTAATAATTTAAAAACTCCATAAATAACCGCAGTTCCTGCCATATCATCTTTCATATCACTAAAATCGCCCAATTTAATATTATACCCTCCTGCATCAAACATTACTCCTTTTCCGACTAAACATACCGACTTATCGTTTTTGTCTGCATCGTGCAGATATTCTAGTATAACTAAATATGCTGGATTAGAACCACCACTATTAACTGATAGTAATAAGTTTAATCCTTTTTCTTTTAAGTCATTTTCATCTAAAACTTTAACTGACACATCTTTGGGTAAGTTTTTTTTAATTCGATCTACGTACATATCTGAAGTTAAATAATTTGCAGGTAAAGTAACGAATTCTCTAACTTCATTTTGAACCAACGCAGTATATATAGCATCACGAATTACCTTTCTATACTTATCATCGGGATGATAAAAGTAAGTAGTATTTGGAGAATAACTTTTTGCAATACTAGTATTAAGGTTTTTAAAATTAAAATATCCAAGGATATAAGATACAACTTGATTTTTTAACTCATTCGTATTTTCTGAAGTTAAATATAGAAATATTTTTTTATTAACATAACCGGTTGACATTCTAATACCAACTTCACCATATATATCATATAATTCTTTATTATCAATAACACTTTTTTCAACATTTAAACTTTTAACAGCACTCGTGTCAATATTAGACGAATCGGTTTGATCGTCAGGAATATTATTTTTCAAGTTGCTAAAATGGAGTTCAAAGTTATTTGTGTGTAAAATTTTATATTCATCTGTATTTTTTATAAATGTACTAGGAATTTTATTAATATTCAACATTTTTGTAATACTGTTTAGTTGATTGTTATTGGATAAAATAAAGTGATAAACATTTACGTTATCTTTTCTAAAAGATTTTGAAGATTTAAAGTATTCCATTGTTTATATATTATATATATATATATATATACATAATAATAAATTCAAAAATTTTTATTATACTTTTCAACTAAATGCATACTTTAAACTTCGCTGATAATTTGTCGGAATTATGAATTCTCTGCAAACCGGTTTTCCTAATAAAAAGGTCAGAAAGTTAAAACGTTTGCCGTATTCGTAACGCTTCTCTCCATAATAAAGTATAAACCCGATGATTCCAATTGAAACGAGCGCATAGTTTAGTGCCTTGTTGATTTTATCATATTTGTCTTTTAGCGCCTTATCTTGTGTGTGAGATAACTCATTGATAATGATAAACTTCGTGCACAATGCGACAAAAAACAGGATAAAGAAATTCTTATCCATGCGTGTCAACACGATAAATAACGAGTATAGAACCAGTGTTTTGGAGAAGAGCGTCGTGCTTATCTTTTCAGATTTATCTGAAGTTAAAATAATCGCAAAAAATAGAATAAAAAACGCGAGAAAGTGTTTATAATAAATATTTTCGGTGAAGAGTTTTTGAACTTGGCACGGAAACAACTGTGCGACAAAATTTCCGCCCAGTGTTACATAAAAAATAAAAAGGGGATTAATGTCTAAATCGAAATTCGTTACATCCATTCTATTACTCTATGTTACTCTATATATATACGGTATAGAAAATAATAGAAAATAATAGAAGATATTTTTACATATTCCATTTCCAATATTTTCCTTTACAGGTTTACAGGTTAGGTTGGTTAGTGCGTCGGTATAAATTCCCAGTTCAAATCTGCGCAAATTTTTTTCCATATTTCATCTTGTTCAATTTGTTTCTCTCTATCTTTAAGCAGCGGAAAATAAGGTAAGAATTGCGTTTGTCCAAGGAGCTCGCACAATTTATAAATGGTATAGTAATAATTCAGAAAATTAACACGATCGTCGGGACAATATTTAGCGTAAGGACCTTGAATTTCCATGAATAAATTACAAAGTTGCTCTTCTAATTGCTGCGTCATAACCGGCGGTTTAATTCCAAGCTTGTCTTTAATGTATGGAATGTGCTCATAAAATTTATTATATCCCAGTTTTTTCAAAATGTCTTTCGCTTTTGTGTTTGTAAATTTGGATAAACTAATTCTCTCTTTTTTAATTTGAAGTTTAATATTTTCAATGACTTCCGCCGGTATTTGTGTGGTTTCTTTGGCTTGAAACTGTGCAAGAATTTCTTTGAAATGGTTGATTCGTTTATACGCGTAAAAACACGCTTCTTTGGGCGGTTCTTTATATGAAGGTTTTTCGCTTTCAAATAAATACATGACATACTTTGAACAGTGATTGCAAACAAGAATACCTTCATGTTCAACCGGTATAAGTTCACCAATGTTGCAGTGTTTGCATATATCCGTTTGAAACATAAAATCATTCACATTTATAAAGGACTGGTCAATATTCGAGAGAAATTTTTTCACGTTGTTATTATTCAAACACGTGAGTTCGGTTACACGATCGCCGTCGCTGTCAATTTTAAAAAATGAATTTAATATTTTTGTTTTTGTGTTTCCATTCGATATTTCTTTTTTATTTTCAAAATAATCGAAAATATATTTTGAATTGCTGAGATAATATTGTTTTATGTTATTTTTGTGCGTTTTTAAAGTGTTTTTGATGTCAGAAATACGGTCTTTTATTTCAAGTTGTTTTTCAATTGGAATTTTTGCACAGGTGTTTTGTTCGCCGTGATGATTGTCAATGTTGCCATTGTCATTGTTTTTCATGCTGTTTAATACATTTGACAGTTCTTTTTTTTCTTTTAAAAGACTTGGAATGATGATATTTTTTATATTTAAAAAATGGAGTTGCATTTCTTTGTGGCGATTATCTAATGTTGTGATGCTTTTGTCATCAACTATTATTTTTTTATTGGTTTTATATTTAAATGTCGGCATTCAAAATCATAAAAATAAAAAATAATCACGAATTGAAAACAAATTTACGTTACTTGTTTCACTCAAATTATATCTATATCTATATATAGTTAAAATACTTTATATTCTAACATTTATAATAAATATTTTACAATAATTTATTTATCTACTTTTAAAAAATCCATGAAAAAAACATCCAACATTTAATATTTAGGCATTTTTTATGTAAAATGGAAAAATATCCAAGAAATATTTATAAAAAATATTTTTCGAATGATAGTATAGTAGAGTGGTGTGAAAAGAGGAATGAATGAATAAATGATTAAATGAATGCCTATCAATGCGTGGAGAATGTGAATAAGGGGATCGGAACGAATGATTTTTTTATTTATTTTTAATTTAAATAAAAAAATGAATTACGTGTAAATTTTCGATTTTTTTTTCTTTAGCAATATTATAACAATAATATTATAAAATGGCAGGAGGATTAATGCAACTTGTAGCTTATGGTGCCCAGGATGTTTATCTTACGGGTAACCCTCAGATCACTTTTTGGAAGGTTTCATACAAACGTCATACCAACTTTGCAATGGAGTCCATCGAACAAACTTTCAACGGTCAGGCAGATTTCGGTCGTCGCGTGACTTGCACTATCAGCCGCAACGGTGATCTTGCATACCGCACTTACCTTCAGGTTACTCTCCCCGAAATCAACCAGAGTATGAAGAACAGCGCCGCCGGTTCCGCAGTGTACGCCCGCTGGCTCGATTTCCCCGGCGAACAGCTCATTTCTCAGGTTGAAGTCGAAATCGGTGGTCAGCGCATTGATCGCCAGTACGGTGACTGGATGCACATCTGGAACAACCTCACCCTGCCCGTTGACCAGGTCCGCGGTTACTACGGTATGGTCGGAAACACCACCGAACTCACCTTTATTACCGATCCCTCCTTCAATGATGT